CCCGTTTTCTCGGGGTGGTAAGGAGGGGACTTCCCCCCTCACCACTCCTTCCTGAAGCCCGGCACCTTCTCCCAAAGGTTACCAGGGTGGTTGAGGGGACCACCTACATCGACTTGTAAGGCATACGATTGAAAATACTCTGTCCAAACACTTGGAAACTCGAGTACCGACACATCAATCGGGGATAAGTCTTGCTTGGCGTCCAACAATGCTTCAAGATGCAATTGTTGCGCAATTGAGATACCATATAGCTCCTCAACCAACGCCCTCGTTCTGGGGCCGACTGGTTCGTCTGGTATCTTTAGCTCATCAGTCAATCCGTACTGAGTGCCATGGGTGCCAAGCATAGCACCTAAAAACTCCCTCTCATAACTGCGCATATTGCGCAGCAACCGTTGGCCCACAGTGACATTACGTGTCACGCGAAGACCATATCTCGCAAGAGCAGATATGATAGGCGTGCCAGGATACTGATACGCTAAGGATAGCGATTTACAACGCAGTAACTGGCCCAGTTTAGAAGTTTTGGCTCGTGCATATCGCATCTCGGTCCACCCGAAAGATGCGACGACCTTACGAGGGTCTGTCACGTTTTTCATCTCTAGCGTGTCGAAGACTAGTCCGCAAAACGAGGCTCTGGAGATATCGAGGTGCTCTTCTAGCTTTATCCTCATTCCTAATCTCGCAAACAGCTCCTTTGTGGGGGTCCCCCCCTCACAACGGGCCAAGCCATCGTCGCCTTCGACCGTCTCATAGCTCTCCGCGCCAATACAATGGCACGCGAATTTGAGTAGCATGAGATTGGAAAAGCCATTTCCAAGCGAGGTACACATTTCTCCAGACATTCTAGTGGCCTCGACCCAGACCGAGAAGAATTTAAAGGAGCAGTGGTTAGTCCCCCCGAGGACTTCGTCCATGTGACGATCGAAGTCCGCGGACTCGGGGAGATACTTTGTCATAAATCGATACAGCTGAAATTCACACACAGTCATCAAAATCCTGGTAAATAGCGCCTCAAAGGACGTATAATCAGTGGCAATGTACTTGCCTCCCTCACGATAGACGCGCTCCATTATATATCTGGCACGCTGATCTACGGGGATCTTTTTGATGAACGCTG